TAAGTTAGGTAACCGGTTGTACCAGGTTACTTTTTACCTCAGGTAAAGGTGTTGTTAACAACTGTTAATAAGTTTGGATTTCTCATTTTAATTGCTTATATTAAAGTATAACAAATAAAAACAGAACACATGAACACTTACAACACAGCGGATTTAATTCAAACACTTTACGCAAGAAAAAGCGGATACGGTCACTACCGAGTTTCTATAGAATTAGACGGAAAACAACTCACCACCATCACCTCCAATATGTCAGCCATAGATGCCGCATTCGATGAATACTATGATGACGAAAATAATGAAGGTAGATTTTACGAATCTAGGTTACAGGCGCAAGAGGCTTTAATTAACGAAACGCTTTCAGCAAACGAAAAAGAATAAAAACAAACAGAAATGAAGATTCAAGCAAAATATTTAAAAGTAGGACAAGACGTAAAATTTGGTAATCATTGGATAAAAGTTGAAAAACTAATTGAAGGAACTCAAAAAAATGGAAAAGGCTTTGTTCAAGTATGCGGAACAGTTTACGAAAGTAAAATAAGAAGTTCATACGGAAACAGAAAAGTCGAATCTCATTACAGCGATTATAACTGCCCAAAATCAGAAACCTTAGTAACTGTGAGATAATGAAAAAATAAAACCCAACTGCCCTGCATTGAAAGATGCGGGGTTTTTTTATGCCTTATATTTAATTAAGGTTGTATTTACCATAATTTGGATTCGCTAAACGATTCCAAACTGCATACCTGACCGCATCGATTGCGTGATTGAAATTGTCCACAGGTTTGTTTAGTAGGTTACCGTTTTTATCTTCAGTCCATTTGTAATTCTGAAGTTCCTTAATTAGGTTCAAACTGTTTGCTGTGACCTTTAGTTCGTATCGCTTGAGCATATCGATGCCGGCCATTATAGAATCAGCTCCTTTGGCTGTTGGTTTGACATTCCATCTGAGTCGATGCAGTTCTTCGATTGACTTTGGTTCTGCCGAATCAGCATAGATAACATCCAGCCTGTTCAGTTCCAACTCTTCAAACTTCTGAGCAATGTCTTGGTTCGTTAAGTTGGTATGATACAGCAGTTCATCAAGGATTAGCTGATTGCCTTTCTTATAAACCTTGACAAGTGCTGTCGGATCATTCGTAAATCCAAAGTCCATTCCTGTTGACAGTAGCTGACCAGATACCTCTTGCACGATTCCAAACTGAAAGATAGTCGCCCTGCTCATTCCACGTTCGCCAAGTCCATAGATGCGCCAATAATCTTCATCTGTTTCTTTCAGCCTTTCAATCTCGTGAATGATTCCAGCGTCGAGATAGGGATTATCAAGGTAGGTCGTTTGAAGGAATGAACAGTCTTCTCGCGGCACTACCTTATCGTAAATCCAATGGAAGCTGTCAGATGGGTTGTAGTCAATTATGATTCGACCGGTGGTTCTGAATAATATCTGTTGCCAATCTTCCCAAAACAATTCGTTGGCTTCGTTTAGAAATGCTAAGTCACGCTTGCGGCCTCTGATCTTTTGTGGTTGATCTAAACTGATAAACTCAATCAGGTTTCCGTTCAGATAATATTCGCTGTTGGACTTATTGTGATATTGCTCGCTGTATAATTTATGCTTGCGCAAGATGTCAAAGAAGTCACGCATAACCGATGACCGTAATGCTGGATAAGTCTTCCTGGCAATGGTGACCGTTTTCTTCTGATTTCGATAGCAGTATTCAAAGATGATCCAAAGTAGAATATTGTAAGTCTTTCCTGACCTCGTGCCGCCTTGCTCAACGATTATCTTTTTAGGTGACTTCCGTAGATGCGTAAAAACTTTATTTGTCCGAATCTGACCATTCGCCATCCTCAATGATTTTGAAGGTCTGTATTTCGTGCAATATCTCCTGACGTTCAATGTAACCGCGTTCCTTGCCTTTTGTTTTTAGGTAGAAAATTGTGGCAGCCGCCGAGCCATCTTGTATTTGCTTATGCAGTTGTGATTCCGCAAAGTCCAAAGCTACGTTTTCAATGTCCTTAACTTGTTCAGCAAAGTCTTGGTCATCTTTAAGCCAGCCGTAGAAGGTCGTGCGCCCAACGCCCTGATTTTTGCAGGCAGTTGTTACAACGCCAAGTGAATGTTCAAGGGATTCAAGAACTGCCTTTTTATGCTGTTCGGTTTTGTTCATTGGTTTTCTGCTTCGTATGTTGAATAAACTTTATCTAAATCGCTCCGCCATTGCTCCCATTGCTTCGGCGTGCAAGTGCAAGGCTCGTGATATCGATGACCAAAAACGACAGCGTGAATCTGAGCAATCGCTGTATAGACCTCAGTCAAGTATCGATTCTTTTCTTGCTTGGTGATATCCTTCAATTTTGTCCATTGGTTATATTGCCCTTCCGACATACACTTGGTTGGCTTGTGCCGAACGTTTGGAAACATCTCATTCAGCTTTTCCTGGCGAGCGTCACATCCGCAGTCCTCTCCCGCCAACCACTTGACCGCCTTCTTGATACCTGTGGCTTTAGTTATCTTTTCAATCGTGTCACCAAGTCCTTTACTCGGCGCTTTTTTTCGTCTCGTAGACTTCGTAGATTTTGCTTTTTGCATTTCTCAATGTGTTAAATATAGACGACGCGCTAATGCGCGTTTCTTTTGATAGCTTTCTGATGCTTAAGCCTTCAGTATGGTACAACTCAAACATTTTTAAATCATACCAACCCATATCGTCTTTTGCTTGATCAATGACCGATACCTTCTTAGCGTATTCTGCTTCAAACTCAAGGTCACTTTCTTCTGATTCCAACTCCTTGATTGATTCAATGCTTATGATGGGCGTCCGTTTTTGGACGCGCTGAAGGTCGACGATAAGGCTTCTGATAATTGTATAAACGTAGTAACCAACGATTTGATTTGGATTATTTTTATCAATAAGCCGTTCTGGATTCTTTACCTGAGACAGTTTGATATACATTTCCTGAACGATGTCTTCAGCGTAATGTCCTGCGCCTAGATTTTCGGCCATTAAAATCCAATCGTTATGACGGTTAGTTGTGTATGGAATCTCAAGTAAATTCATTCCAAGTCATTTCGATTGAAATAACACCAAGAAATATTTGAAAGGTTGACTCAAATCCCTCGTCCGTTTCAAAGGAAAAGTAATTGACTCCGAAAATTAAGCCGTATATAAGCCCAAAGGAAACTACCATTTTGGCAATAATACGAAAAAAACTCTTACAGGGTTGTGTATTAATAAAGTTGTTTGTGCTTCCGGATGTGTTTCAAAAGGAATTTAAGCTTTTGGTACTGAGATTTTTTGCCGTCAAGGTATTCATCAGTTTGAATTTCGCGCCAATCTTCAAAACTCAAATCTAAGGATTCAACAAACAATGTTTTGTGCCAATAAGACGGGCACTCCTCTTCACTCGAAAAATCAACTAACTCTCTTTTGATCTGCTTATTAAACAGATTTATGATTTTTTTCACGCTCATTACTAAAACATTTTTGATTGAAACGACGGCCTTATCCAAGCATCATCCGTTAACTTGTCCTCGTAATCAACGTCTTTTTCGTATTCTTTCAAGATCTCAGGGCTGCCCATTTTACTGAACTTGTCGATCTGCCTTTCGGCTGCTTCCACGCGGCCCAACAACTTTAGATTCTTCTCGCGCATCTTGCGAAGCGTCACCTCGATGTTGTCAAAGTATTCGATGAACTTATGATCTGGTTTGTTTGTCAGCGTTTGGTTGCGCATTATGGTTACCTGCGCCAATGCCTTGACGGGATCAAATTCTAAATCTATCATTTTCATATCACTTCTTTATTTGAATTAATCCTTCTTTCATACCCAGCGAATCTACGTTGTAATATCGCTGATGTTTCCTATCGTAAAACAATCGAAACTTACCTGTCTTGCCTACACCTTTTGGCTTGGTCTTTTGAACGTAGACATCTCTAACATTGTAATAGTTTTGAACGCTGTGTTCCATTTCTTTATCTCCTGAATTTGCCATCTGCACTTGCTTAGTTTGATGCGGCGCGTAAAGGAGAATCATCTGATAACCCTTTCTGCCGAACTGAGCGCCGTAAGCAAGTTCTTCCTTCTTCGTTGGCGGATTCCAAAAATACCATTCTCCGTCATCATCTTTTTCACGGATTTCTTGCTTGTCGTTCGCGTGATTTGTTAAAATCGTCAGGTAGTTCTTTTTCTTTGTCCAAGCGATCAGAACATCAAGTTCGTTCTTCACGATGTTGGCTGTTTTTCCACCGCCGATTTCGATGTCTAATTCATTGAATGGATCTATAAGGACACCGTCAAATCGGAAGCCAAGCCTGTTTTCTTCATAGTTTACTGCATCGAAGAAGTTGCTAATGTTCATTTGAAGATCGTTTAAGTTCTCCTTCCAATGCTCGGTTGGATCAAGTATTCGAAAGTGCTGGTTGAGCCAAAACATAATTTTATCAAGTCGGTCTTCCGACATTGGATTTTCGCTGTCGTGTTCCAGCGTTTCGCCTGCCGCAAGTTTCTCAACCATCATTTCAATGATCTCGAATTTGTCGCCTGTTTCGGGCGATAAGATAAGCCACTTCCATCCATGCATTAGCGACGCATTCAGGATAAGGTCAAATGTAAACTCTGTTTTTCCTGCGCCGCCTACCCCGGCGATCATTATGGGATAACCTTTTTTAAGGCTGATGTATTCATTCGCGTTGGGCCACGCTGTGTCAAGTCCTCTTTTACGGTTGGTTATCCTTCGTTGCTTGATTTCTGTCAGCACCTGGAGCGGCGCTGTTGTCATTGCTTTGTTCATTCGTAATTCGTTCGTGTTGTTTAATAAATTCAAATATAAAAGCTTTTGCGTAATCGTTCTCAATTATAAAAGAAGCCATTAAGCCTAGGCTGTTTTTGTCTAAAGACGTACAGCGTATTTTGTTTTTTATTTGACTCAGCACGATGTAATTATCTGCCTCGCTCAACTGCTGGGCTAACGCTCTTCGTTTTAACCTCGCGCTTATAATTGGATTTTTCATTTTAAAAGTCTTTCGATTTTGATCTGTCTAGTTTATATTTTCCTTTCGGTTTAATTGTCTTTAAGTGTTCCAGCACTCCAATAGCAGAAGTTCGCCAATTTTTAATAGGCTTGTCAAATCCATTTATCCAGCCATTCTCCAGCCATTGGTCGAATTTTAGTTTAGCTGAATTTGGATCAACGTCAGCTTTCTTAGAAATGCAAAACTTAACAAACTCATCCACCGACGGTATTATCGTCTCATCTTCTTTCTTCTTATCTTCTCTTATGGCATTGCGCTCGCTATGCGCTCGCATTGCGCTCGCATCACCACCCCATCTTTTGCGCGCTGACGCTGAGTTTTTCGCGCTTGTTTCGGTGAAGCTTTCAAGCTGTTCGTCAAGGAATCTAATGCTTATAAAGTCATCATCCACCTTGATTATTTGGTGCTTTTTTAGTTCTATTAACGGTGCTTGATTGCCGCCACATACTTTTTGTAGGGCCAAAGCATAGGGCAGATCTCCGACTCGAATCCAATAAATGCAGCACAACTCAATGAACATTGCTCGTGTGTTGAAGCTGCACATCTGAATGTTGCCGTTATCCCATTCGCTCGGCTCAAATTTAAAGTATGGTAGTTCCTTCGCCATTTCGTTTGTTTGTTTTGTTCAAAATTATACTAAAGATCATAACCCCCTGCGATCAAATCCTTAGATTGTTCAGCCAACCGATAAGTATCAGTTTCTGTGTTGGTGTTTTTGGCTTGCCAATACGAATCAAGAACTATTTTAACGCTGTGAATTACTGTTGCGTGATTTTTTGGTTTTTGTCCGCGTGATAGTAATTCGCCAATGCGCCCCAGAGAAAAGTCGGTGGAATCCTTAATTAAAAACATAGCAACTTGACGAGCAATCACTACCGGGCGGTGTCGGTTATTGCTCAACATAGTTGACACAGGAACGCCTGAAAGGTCGGAAACTGTTCTTATAATCCTGTCCGCTTTGTATGTATCGCTGACAACGTCGTCATATATTACTTTGGTGTCGGTTAGCTTTTCAAGCTGGTCTACAACCGCGTCGTAATTTAACCTCGCTTGCCGCAAAGCCTCCGCGAATTGCGGAAGCTGGATGCGTAGTTCGACT